ACCGTATGTGGAGGCTCCATACTCTGCTTGGCGAGAAGATAGGTCTTCGAATGAGTGTTGGAAAAGCTTATAAACATCCGTGTTATGTGAATGTGAACTCGACTTCGTGTCACTATGATTTAAGATTAAAGAATAGTGCACCTCGTCTTGTTCCATTCCTCAACGTGGGTTTATTACTTGGAAACCACAAAGTTCTGGACCGGGTAGGGGGAGATGATGTGGATGAAGAACATCCTATTATTTCAGTTACCAACCTTGTTGTCTCGGGCTCATTGCCAGGGAGACAAAAGGATTTGTTGGCTCATTTCTTGAAAATTAATCGAAACGAGATTTCCCGTGAAGCGAGAGGCAGGAACATATTTCTGCCGATCTCCTTGGGAGGTTTTGGTGTCGAAAGACCATTAGGTTTCCGTACTCGGATCACTCCGGAGCAATACGCTCTTGCGAGTCGATTGATGCGTCGCAATCCTTTCCTTTCACCCATGACCTTTCCTATGGAACCAGGTTATTTCATCGAAGAAATTCAAGATCAGATCATTGATCCAATCAGGAATCACCCAGACTCACAAGCTGTTTCTACTACGAAGCTCCGAAATCTGATCGGGCCTCAGTGGAACTCTCACCTATTCGTGCCTTGGAGTGGATACGTATTCAGTAGTCCATCATTGGAAGATAATAAAGTTCTCGAGAATGAACCATATTCTTTCGACCTAACGGGAAATCCCTATGACATCAATTCAGAAGAATCGATCGAGGGAAATCCTGGAAATCTTTCCGATTTTGAGTCTTCAACAGAAGATTCTCAAGATTGGGGAGACTTACTTGGTTCGGAATATGATGATTCCAGCATTGAGGATGAATTTGGAGAAACTCTTTATTCATCACTCTCTGAGGAGCTCGAAATGGAACCTTATTATTCAGATGATGACTTGTTTGAATAGATCATAATCCCTATGTTTAATGGGTTGTGTCCCCGAAGGGCCCAAAACGTTGTGAATGAGGCAATCATTATTGTTTCGCTCACGTAAAATCGTGCTATACAGAATGCCGAGAGACTGCACGGCGCCACCTTAAAGATGAATCCACTTCATCGATCATAGTCAGGAATCTAGGTCTAACAAATTCTAGATTTAAAAGAGATGCGATCCTGACGATCATCTGATAACGTAGACAGATGGCTATGAGAAAGGATGGGACATGATGAACAGTCCGTGTGAATCCTTCCATGCGACGTCCATGGCAAAGAAAGGAAATAAGTCCGGGAAGAAGGCCGCCCGAGGAGCAAGCACATCTAATGTTGCTAGCGCGAAGAAAAGAGCCAATTATCAAAACTACTCATCGTCTCCATCATCATTGATGATGGCGAATCAGTCAGCTGACCCAAGCTTTCCAAGGGAACAGTGCTTTCGATCTTGTAGATCGGAGCCTTTCTCTTGTAAGGCTGCGTGTGAGCAGATTGGTCTCGATTTGGCAGCTTGCCGAAATCCGAATGATGGTAGACCTTCAGTCACGAGACGAGATGTTTTCACAACTCGTTGTAGTGCAACAGCAGCGGGGAGATTAGATCTCCGCATCAGACCCGTCTTGGACGGTGTGATAGAAGTGATTTCTGGAACCGCAGGTGGTGTGAGCGGCGCTAATGATTATACATCAGTCGTCGATCATCCTGCATTGGCTGAGATTGTGGGAGCTTTTAGCGCCTACAGAGTCATCGGGGTTGGATTTAAACTCGAAACAACTGAATCCTTTACGACAAATAAAGGTGTTGCTTTCGTTGGAGAGGAATATCCTATTCAGGTATATCCTCGTGATCCTACGTCCACGTATGACGGAGACTACATTATGAGTCTCCCTGGAGCATATTCTGCTCCTGCCAAGCAGGGTATTACTGCTACAGTTCCAATCTCCGGTCTCGGCCTGGCGTCTATGACGTTAGCGAGCGGTGAGAAGGTTTTCACCCAATTCACTCCCAATGATTGGACTCCAGTTGGTTTCGCACCAAACTCAGGTTATGGACCTGGGCCGAACTCGTTGTTCGCTGGAGATCTGATGTCTGCTATTGCCCTCGCTCTCGAGGGACTTGAAGATTCTGCTACATTTGATCTCATCACATGTATTGTGTGGGAAGGTACTCCAAAATCGAAATTCCAACCCGCCAAACTCCCAGTGTCACCTGTCCATATCTCAAATGCAAAGGATGTTCATCATAAGAAGAAACATCATGCAAAGAAATCCTGGATCTCAAATGATATATTTGGGCATTTAGGAAAAGCCAAACATATATTTGGCGATGTTTGGGATGGGGCTAAGAATGTTGTGAACATTGCGGAAAGGTTTCCGGCAGCTGCTGATGTAGCTGCTATCGTAAAGGATGCAATGGATGTTGGTGAGTCGGCCTATGAGGCCCTTGAATTATTCACTTAATTCATGAGTACTTTCGCAGTTGTGGTGTGAGAAACCATTCGTGTTTTGACAAACACGC